ACTAAACTCGCCAAGTGCGAGACGTCGATCCGGCGTTGGCAGACCCGCCTGGTGCGGGCCACCAACATGCTGACGAAACTCGAACGTCAGCGACGGAGGCTTCAGGCCAAGATGGGTCCGGTCAGTCTCACCGACCTGATCGGACCGGCGAAAGAGATACCAGCCCCGAAGGAAAAAGGTGCGCTGGCCTCGATCCCGACCGGCGAGGTGATCGCGATGGTGACAGAAGCCATCGGTTATCCGCCGGTCAACGCCGACGACGATGCTTTCAAGATTCCGCCCGAACTCAATCGAGCGGACCCGCTGATCGCCGAGAAGATGACGGCAGCACGAAAGAAAGCGGAAGCCGAGGCCCGCAAGGCCATGCCGCTCACCGGCAAGGCCGCGCGGGACTACATCAAGGCCCCGCTCAAAAAGCGCAAAGCCTGATTCCCGGCCAATAAACCCCGCCCTCACCGGGCGGGGTTTTTTGTCAATGTTTTGCATGGCCTAGGACGGGTTGCCCTATAGGGCTTTATGCCCTATTATCCGGCATCCACAAACCACGGAGAGAAAAGTGTACGCACCCGGACTAGACAAGATCACCGACGCCGACATTGCGAAGGCGGCGGCAAACCCCGACCAGAACGCGGCGCTCGCCGACTTGCAGGACATCGCGCAGATCGAAAGCGGCGACGTTGCCGCGCAAGTGTTCTCCGATATGGACGAGGACGAATGGCGGTCGGCCAGCGTTGCCGAACGCGAGGAAAAGGTCCGCGACTGGCTTCGCATCGAACTCAGCTACGCCGTATCGGATGGCGAGATGGAAAACGACCGCGAACAGGAGCGCGAGGAAATGGCCGACAAGATCGCGCGGCGGAACGCGAACATTGATTGGGACGACCCGGCATCACGCGCCGCGCTGATCGAGCGCGTCGGCCCCGACCATTATGCGCGTCTGCAAGCCGAACATCACAAGCGGCAGACCGTCGCCAACGTGAAGGGCCACGGCATCCGCACCATCAACTCGCGCTTCGGTCGCCTGTTCATGGTCGAGGGCACCGACCGCGCCTTCTCGACGCTGGCCGAGGCCGAAACTTTCGCGAGGTCGCTATGACATACCCGCACCAGCCGCTCGACGATAACGAGTGGCGCTACATCGCGGCGTTGCTCGCGAACGAATACGACTGCAATGAAAACCCGACCGCCATGTCGGCGCTCAAAAAGATAACCGGCGTGTCATCGACCGGCGGCGACAACACCATCACGTCGGCGGTGCGCTTCTTCGCGCACGACGAGCGCATCCGCGAGCAAGCCGTGAACGGTCCCGTCGGCAAGCAACTCGGCGAGTATGGATTCGAGCCGTGGCACACGGGCGGCGGCATCTACGTCTGGGGCCGCTCGATCCAAGACGGTTACGATCTTTACGTGACCGGGGCCGACGGCGAACTCGGTGAAAGCCTCGACGAGGTCTTTTTCCTTGGCGTCTATGACGCCGACGGCCAGCAAGTCGCTTCCATCGAAACGGCGGACGTGTCCGACGCGCTCGAATATGTCGGGCGATGCGTGGCCGACCCTGCCGCCTTCATCAAAAAATATCCCTCCAACTAGGAACAAGAAAAATGACTCAGCAACCCGAAGCGCCGCGCTGGCAGCGCGAGTTTCCCGACTTTCCCGCCGCCGACATGCCCGACGTCCCGATCAGTTTCGAGGATCATTCGTGGCACAACGATGCATGCCCCTCGTTCTACGACGAGGACTTGGGCCTCACGATCTGGATCGACTACGCCGACGTCTCCAAGCGGGAGATGCCGCGCTATTCGGCGCGGTTCATCATCCTGCGGCAGGATGATCCCGAGGAGGATAACGCGCGGGAAATTCTCCGCACCGATGACTGGAACGAGATTCTGACCGCCATCAAAATCCGCGCCACCGAATACGAACATGAAATTGGGAGAGCCTGACATGGCTAGATTGATCTTCAACGCCAGCGACGTCCGTCGCGTGGTCGAGCACTCGATCCGCTCCGCGCAGGGCGAGATCGCCAAATGGGACACAGCCACCGAAGCCAACGGCTTCACGCCCGAACGCGCGATCCCCGACGAGCCGCACGTCATCCTCGTCCATGACGACGGCGTCTATCTCATGTCGAACGGCAAGCCGCGCGATATCGTCGGCCCCGACGGCGCGGACATGATCGACCGCAAGAAGGACGAGGGCCGCTCGTTTGTCGCCTACGCCAAGGGTTGCCATCCGAAAAAGGATTCGGATTGGTGGGAAACGTCCCGTGCCCTCGTCGGTGGCGACGACTTTGGCGAATATCTGCCGTGGGCGAAAGACCTGCTCGCTCACCTCGACGCGGGTGCAAGCCAGATCGTGATCGAATGCGGTCGCGATTCGCTCGCACTGGTGACGCCATGACCGCCATCGACGGCATGACGCCCGACGAGTACCGCGCCGCGCTCAAGAAGCTGCGCGTCTCGCAACGCGGTGCCCGTCACGTGCTTGGCATCGACGAGCGCACCTCGCGCCGCTATGCCAGCGACGGGCCGATCCCCAAGCCCATCGCGCTCCTGCTCAAGGCCCTGCTCGACCTGCGCCGCCGTCAGCAACAGTTGCCGTAACCCGACAGCCAGACGCCGACCGCAACGGCCACGAGGATCGCGACGATCAATATCGCGATGCCGTGGCCGCTGGTCGGCAATTTTTATTTCCGCTTCGACGGTGTCACCGCCGCCCCGGTCGGGACCGCGACGACGATCCAGCCGGTTGTCGCCGTCCATGCCGTCTTGACCTCCCATTTCACGTCCGGGGAAGTCGGCGCAGGCGGTATTTCGATTGGCGGTGTCGGTCGCGGGTCAGTCGGTCCCCAAATGTAGACCGGCTGCCAGCCGCCGCTGTCGGGCGGAAGCACGATTGGGTGCTCTGGATGCGGTTGCGGTGCTGGCAACCCCTGATCGGGATGGGTGTCGGGAACGCCATAATCGGGGTCGACCGGCGCTCCGGGCGGCAGCGGATAAAAAATCGGATGCTCCGGGTGAGGCAGATCACCGGGGAGCGTGTGGTCGGGACGGGCTGGCGGTGTGCCGGGTGCGGCGGGTTCGCCGACAGGCGTGATCAAGGCTAGGAACGGCTTCATTTGCTTCTCCTCTGTTGTGAAAATTTCAGCCCCTAATTGTCGCCATGCGCTTCGGAAACGGTCGCGACGGCCAGCGGCTCTTGCGCCTCGGCTCGCCGTTCGCTTTCGCCAGCAAGCGCCGCACGTGCTCGTCCTGCGCCCTCCTGGTGCGGCGGATTTTTCCGATCTCGCCGTGATCCCGCGCCGTTTTTTCGCGGTGCGCCTTGATCAGCATGGGCCGCAGGTTCGACGGGTGGTTATCGCCGCCCGCCTCGACCCGGATCGGCCAGTGATCGAACTGGTAGAGGCCGACGATCTGCGCCGCCGTCATTGCCTTGGCGTGGTCGAACGGAATATCGCCAAGCGCCAGCAACGCGGCGGCAAGCCTTTCGGTCAGCGTCGGCTGGCGGCGGTTCATCCGATCAGTGCCTCGATATCGATGGCCTTGCCGATGCGGTCGCGCGAACGCATGCCCGCGAGCATCGCCAGCGCCTGTGCGCCGTCGATGCGGAAACGCGACTTATCCTTGTCGAGTTTGCGCCCGCCGGCCGGGTCCATGACGGCGACCGCGTTCGCCATGTTCCAGTTCAGGCAGGGGTTATTCGGGTGGATCAGCTTACGCTCCGTGATCGCCGTCTCAAGCGCGTCGATTGCCGGGGCCATGTCCTTGAACCCCTGACCCCACGGCACTAACCGCAGCCCGTCCCCTTTGTCTCCCTCCTTGAACGCCATCAGACCGACGCCGTCGAACTCGCGCAGCAAATCGTCGATCCGCCAACGGTCATAGACCAGCGCCCGCACCCGGTAACGCTGATAAATTTCCGCGATCCGCTTTGCGATCACCCGCTTGTCAATCGAGCGCCCCGGCGTGACCTCAAGGAAGCCCGCGTTTTTCCAGTCGAGATAGCGCAGGTTGCCCGAGCCGAAGTCGCGGTTCGAGTGCTCGACCAGCATGTCCTCCGGTTTCCAGAAGAACGGCTGGACGCGGGCAATCTCATCAGCAGACGACATGAGCAGCGCGGTGAGGTCGAGCGTGTTCGACAGGTCGAGCGCCAGATAGACGTCCTCGCCTGCCGTGAACGATACCTTGCCAGCGCAGGCCATCCATTCGGGGCGGCTGATCAGGATCGCCGCGGGCGAGATGCGCTGGTTGAGGAAAAGGTTGCGCACCTTCGATTCTTCCGACGGCAGCCTGATCGCCTTTTCGACGGCGTGGGCCAGGTCGTCGTAGTCGCGGAAAATTCCGAGCGCCGGGTTTGCCTTGCGCCATTGCCGCTTGTCGTCGAGCGCACAATCCTCGTCCGCCGCGTACAGATGGCACACGATGGTCGGGTCGGCCCCCGACAATCCGTCGTCGATCAGTTGCGACAGGATATGTTCCGGGTCGTTCGACTGCGTCGAGATCACGATGAACAGCGGTTCTTCGCGAGCGCCGAATGAGGTGTCGAGCACGTCGTAGAGATCGCGGTTCTTCGCCTGTGCCAGCTCGTCATAGATTACGACGTTCGGCAGATAGCCGTGTTTGGTTCCGGCCTCCGCCGAGATGGCGCGATAGACCGAGCCGGTCGGCTTGCCGATCAGTGTTTTGGTCGAGCCGACGATGTCGGTCTTGCTCGCCAGTTCCGGCTCAAGGTCGACGATCTGCTTGGCAAACTTGAAAATGATCGACGCCTGGTCGCGGTCGTTCGCCGCCGAATAGATTTCGCCGTTGGGGATTGCTTCCGGCCCGACGAGGTGCGCCAGCGCCAGCGCCGCGATCAGCGCGGTCTTGCCGTTCTTCCGCGCCATCGACAGGATCGCTCTGCGGACCACGCGCCGCCCGTCCGGCCACGTCGGCTCATAAATGTCGCGGATGAACCGCTTCTCGAACGGCAACAGCTTGAACGGCTTGCCAGCGCCCTTGCCCGAGGGCACCGTCAGCCGCTCGATGAACCTGATGACCCGAAGCGCCCGCCGCTTGCCTCTGGCGCTGCGCTTCGGTTGTGGCAGCATCAGTATTTCGGCCACGCCAGATGCGTCGGCCGTTTCCGGCGTCTGCCGAGCATGGCGAGTACGCCAAGCCCGCCACCGAACAGCCACACGGCACCGGGGATCGGGGTGACGATTTCCTGATTTGGGATCAGGAAGAAGCTGTCCGGCCCGTCGCTTGCGTTGCTGATGCGGGCGAAGAAGATCAACTGATCGCCAAGGACAAAGTCCGTGCCGAAGTTTAGATCGAAGCCATCCAAGATGAAGTCAGGGAAGCCGGTCCCGTTGTTCTGCGAGCCAATATCTTGTGGCCCTTGAAACGATGCCAAGACCTTATGCTGCGTCAGGTTCAGGAGATAGAACGACTCCAAAACCTGTGGCGTTTTACCGGCGTCGTTGACGTCAATGCCAACTTGGAAGGTTAGATTGACGCTGCCGTGAGCGGCGATGTAGTCACGCAAGAACGTGCCGTCATAGCCGATGCCGACCGTGTCTGCTCCGGGGTTGCCACCTCCCGCCACGTTGGTCGAGAAGAACAAAATATCGCTCATCGCGCCCGTGTTGTGGAAGTCGGTGTAACCAAAGTTCGCCTGTTGCTGCGGCTGATTATCGCCGCAGATGATGCACTGAATGTTCAGTGGTTGGTTGCCGCTTGGCACTGTTTGACTAAATGTCAGCACAGTACCGGTAGAGGTCCAGTTTTGACCGCCAAGCGTGACAGCTTGCCCCGTTCCGCAACTCAGCATCAACGCAAGCCCTGCCAGCATGGCAAGTTTTTTCTTCATCGGTTCTTCTCCTCATGTTGCGGGGTGCCACTCCCCCGATTAAAAATCGTGCTGGTTTCAGGCGAGCAGCCCGTCGAACTTTCCGGGCGGGCGCTCGTTCACCGCCGACAGGCGCACCCGCGCCGACGGCGACAGGCCGAACTCTCCGGCGAATTTCACCATCAGGTTTGCCGCCGTGTTGGCGGTGCCGACCAGCGGGTTCTGGATCATGTTGCCGTTGGTGGTCTTGATCATCATCCCTCTGGTCAGCGGGTCTTTCGTCGCCATGATCGCGATGGCGCGTTCGGCGACCATCCAGCGGCCATAGGCTTGGCAGTAGGCCGACAGGGTTTGCGTATCGACCACGGTCAGCAGGCCGAGGCGGTAGAGTTCCGGTGTGATCCGCAGCCATTCCAGCCGTGCATCGTCCGACAAATGTGCCGGTGGTTCCGGTATCTCGTCGGCAATGCGCGGTTGTGGTTCAGGCTTTATGGGCCGTCGCCCTGGGTTGCCTCGTAGAACCTTCAATTGCGTGGGGACGACCATCAGCGCCTCCCCGGTTTGAGCGATGCCGTCACAGCGGCCTGCATCGCCGGGACCTCGATCGCGATGGCAAAGTCGCGTTGCTCCGTCTGCACGACCGGATGCGAGCGCGTACCGGAGCGGATTTTGAGAAACGCGATGGCCTTGAGGTAGTCGCCGAATTGCCCGAGCACGACCGCCGAGCCTTTCACCACCGTCAGCGTCACCTCCTCGCCGTCGGTGTTGACCAGATCGTTATAGCCAGCGCCGTCCGACGAGATTTGAAAGGTGATATTGGCGTTGTTCCACCCGGCCGGCATGGTCAGGCGCACGATGTTGCCGCCGGTACAGTCGATCCCGGCGGACAGCGATTCACCGGCTTGGATGATCGGGCCGTTCAAGACTGCAAGTGTCATGCCAGGTTTCCTTTTTCTGGTGGATACGAAAGACGTGCTAAATTCGGGCGGCGACAACGGACCGGGAATGAACCGTGATCGTTTGTGCGCTATGTCTCGAGGATCAGCGCCGCGCCGCCGAGCCGGATCGGCCCCGGCACCGGCATCCCGAGCAGCAACGCCACGATCAGGTAGAGCGCGATCAGCGCCACGATCACCATGTAGACGCGCTGCACGTTTTCGGGGATCGGAAACTGCAGCCAGCTTGCGAACCAGACGATGATCAGGCCGACCAGTACGAGGATCGCGACGTAGATCGCGATATTGATGATGCCGAGAATGATGCCCGCTAGGCTCATGGCTTCCTCCCTTGCTTGTTCAACGGATGCAGCGGGTCGGTCGGAAAGCCGTCCCGATCCACGCCGGTTTTCGTGATGCCCGGATCGTCGAGCCGCTCGTGCTCGAGCCACTTGTCGACCAGCCACAGATGCAAGCTGCGCACCCGCGTCCGGTCCGGGTCGCGCATGATGCGCCGGCGCAATTCCTGCCGGTGCGGCACCAGCACGATCAGGTCACCCGCCTGGACGCCGAGCGCCGAACACCACCACGCCCGCAGCGACCGCGAGGCCGCGCTCAAAATTACCCACGCCGTCGCCTCTTTCGGGGCCTCCGCCAGCGCCGCAAGGCGTCGGTTGCGCTCCCGCAGCAGGTTGCCGACCTCGCCCTGCGGGCGGTTGCGGCCAAACCCGCGTTCCTTCGCGATCGTATCGAGGTCGATGACGGTGTCGCCTTTGGCGGCGAAGCGCCGGACATAGGTCGACTTGCCCGCCGCCACCGGGCCGCAGATCAGCTTGACGCGGCAGTTGGGCTTGGGCAGATCGGGCCGCGCAATGTCCCCATATTCCGGGCTTTGCATGCCGCCGGATGAGACTACCTTCCTACAACCTGTTGTGATTACTATCCTAAGTTTCGAAACACCTCAAAAAGAGGCTAGGAGGTCTATCCTATTGATGTTGCTAGGATTATATGCGGTTCCTCGAATAGAGACGATGGTGCCACAATCACTTAGCAAGGGGGTGTGTGCAAAAAGCGCCCTGTTCTGGGCGTTTTTCGACCCCTCCAATTAAAATTGCGAATGCCAAGATGGGAGCGCAGCCGCGGTCGGGAACAATTCCTAGGAATTATTCCCTGACGCCCCCCACCCCGTGAGGAATAAATGCCCCGGTTGTATTTTTGTTGATACAACCTGATAGGATAATGATCCACGAAATGCTATAAACCCTACAAAACAAGGGTGATGCACGTGTGGCCTCGAGCGCCGTGCCAGGGTCTACAACCTGCGAGCATTGGCCGGGTGACGCGGGTCTGTCGGCCATCCTTCCGCATCAATGTCGCTGGTGTAGCCCCTTATTTCCTCTACGTATTTCGTCCGCTTATGGCAGGACCAGCACAGGCTTTGCAGGGCACCCGACCAGAACAGAACCGAATCGCCTTTGTGCGGTTCGATATGGTCCGCCACCTTGGCCGCTCGCACGATCCCCTGCTCTAGGCACTTGGCGCACAGGGGGTGGTCCCGTAGCTGGCGCTTCGCCATACGTCGCCATCGTTCCCTACCGTACAGGGGTTCCCGCGTGGACACCTCGAAAAGACCTCCAAATCAGGGCCGGAAACGAGCCTCATAAATGGCCGTACAAGGGTTTTCGCCGGCATCCGCACTGTGATACCGGCGATCCGGGGTTCCTGCCCTCTACGGCCTCCCTAGGGCGTCTCGCCCTAGGGCCGCTTTCTTGCCTGCGGGGGCCGGTCCCAAAGTGGTAACCCGTTGATAAAGCGACATTAACCAACCGATTAGCCTTGGCACCTAGGGCGCTATGCCCTATATTACGTCCATCAGCTAACCGATCTGGGAAGCCACGCGGTGCCCTGCGACGAGGGCGTGACGTTGGAGAGATGGAAGCGCCCTGATGCGATCCGCATGCCCGACCCGGTAGGTCCGAAGCGAGGCCGGTGATCGC